TTTCCACCAATTTAGTATTTTAGTAGTAGGATCTCCGCCACCACCAGTCATGTGTCCGTGAGTAAAAGCTACTTTTTGTCCGTATATATCTAATACTTGATGAAAATCTGTTGCTACGTCTACTTTTACTTTTTTATAGCGTGGATTTTGAGCCATTATCTCTCCACATATTTCTAAATGCATAGTATCACTATTGTCTAAGCGTGAAGTAGTCACATTTCCTTTCCCAGAGCGTGACATTTCACCGTGATTTCCTGGTACTCCAGCTAAAACAATGTCATCTACTAAAGGTAAGAATGTATCTACACATCTCATAATTAATTTTCTAGCTAAATGGTATTGTTCTTTGAGCGACAATTCTATGTTGTGAGGTTGCGAATCATAAAAACCGTGGCAATTTTCTGTAAGATCGCCCATTCCTACTAAGTAAACTGATTTAATTTTTACTCCAGATTTCCTTAGGTCTTTTATTCTTTTAACTGCAGAAGTCAAACCTAACTCTAATCTTTTCACAGTAGCTTCTACTCCTAGATCAGATTTTCCTAACTGCCAATCTGCAAGCATAAACATAAAAGCAGTATCGCCGCCTCTTTTTTTAACTTTTAACTTAGGTTTCTTGCCCACTTCTTTAAAAAGTTCAGCAACATATTCATCTTTGAGAGGATTTTTTTTGCGAACTATACCTTTAAAAGCATAAAATGTTTCAACAATTCCGCCTTTTAATTGAGTATTCCAGCTCGATGCTTTTACTACGCCATCTATTTCGTAGTGTTCAGGGTCAAATCCCCATTGTTTTAGTATGTTGTCAAAATTGTCTTTGTAATTTTTGTCTGTACCAACGTGGGTTATTTCACCAACACCAATAGATTCTTCAAATTCATATTTAGGTTGCCAACCACTTGGATAATAATTATTTCCTAAGTCTTGATCTTTCGGCATAGACACCTCCAGTTTTATTCTTTAAAATTAAAGCCTTGAAACATTTTCTCTATTTCATACTTTAACTCTGCCTCCGCTTTACTGGTAGGATACCTACCTGGATAATTTACTGAGTTCTTTTGAATTATTTGTTCAGTAATGTATAATGCACTATTTATAGTGGACATTAAGAAATCAGAATCCATAGCTTCTCTTATTTGTATGTACAATCCACAAATAATCATAAGTACATCTTCTGCGTTAACACCTTCTTCAAATTTTTCTACTGTCTTTTTATAATTATTTAAAATTTCTGTTGCAAATGGTGTAATTTCAAAAGGATTAAAATCGTCTTCTCCTGAAAAAAATGATTCGTTTATATCTGACATATTGATAGGATAGCATAACTGAAGTTATTGGAGGATAATGAATAATACTTTAAAAGATTCGCTTGACATAATGTGCACAGTATGGGCTAACAATGGAGGTGGCTTTGCTTACATATCAGAGAAGAATGGTCAATGGAAAGATCACAAAATAAATTGGGCAAACTATGCTAAACTAAAAAACTTTGTTTATAAACAAAACCCAGAGACAGATATTTACTGGACACCGCTTTGTTTTGAAGATAATAATTCTAGGAAAGCTATCAATGTTAAAAAAGAACAAGGTTGTCTTTTTGTTGATGTAGACGAATTAAATGTTGAATGGAAAGGTGGCATTAAATTAGCACCAGAGCCATCAATAGTTTGGACTACTAGCAAAACAAGATGGCAGGCAATTTGGTTGCTTGATGATTTGATTACTTTAGAAGAGCAGCAAGATATGAACAGAAGGTTGGTGTATCACATAGATGCAGACAAAGGTGCTTGGGATGCTGCAAGAGTATTAAGAGTGCCTGGATCTATTAACGCTAAAAGAAATGGTGTGGTTGGAAAGATTAAGAAAATGGATTTTGATTGTTATTACACTCTTGATGATTTTGATGCAATACCAAATGTTGAATCTAATATTGTTATTGAAAAACCTTTGCCAGAAAAATTGTCTGGCTTTAAAATTGATGAACTACCTTTAGAAGTACAGTATTGAGTAACAATGTCACAAGAAGAATATAGAAAACATAATGATATTGACAGAAGTGATTTAATTTATAAATTGTCTATCAAATTAATAAAGAATAATTACTCTGTTGAAGACGTTTTTTTTATACTACAACCCACGCAATTTAATAAATTTAAGCAACGTCCTAAAACCTTATTTAAGGAAATACAGAAAGCTGAACTAACAGTTCGCAAGTAGTTACATTTCCTTACCAAGAGAACTTAACTAAAGCATTTTAAAAATAAAAAAAATATATAGTGTGCTGATCTCTCAACACACTACATATTAATTATTACTTTATACTTTTATTTTATTATTTGTGACTATGCTAGGTAATCCAAATCCAAAACAGTCCCAACATATTTTGTTAATGTCATTTACTGTTGCATTTTGCATATCAAAGTTCATATCAAATGGTGCAATAATTTTAAGTATTAATGCTTTGATAGAGTCATCTACATATTTACTTCTGCTATAACCACTTTTCTTATCGAATAATGATATAGCGTCATTATCATATGTATGCATAACGATCTGTCCAGCAACTTTATTAGCTCGTTCAATGATGTCATCTAATTCCTCAAATGGACTATCTACATTGTTATACATTACTATATAATCTGCTAAGCTACCAAATTCCTCAACATAACTGATATAATCCTCACCACCTAGTTGTTGAATATTACGAACTTCGTCCTCATATACAATTTCACATGCATAACTATCGTATGCATAGTTACTAACTAATTGTCTAGATTTATAGCTTGTATTTGAAAACCAGATACCATTTTCCTCTGTACCTAATTCTTTATTGATAATATAAGTATTTTTATCTAATACTGGATTAACAGTTTGAAATACCATTTTATCTGAACCTATAATCTCGCCAATAAACTCACGTATGCGTCTAACACTTAGAAAGTTAGGTTGCATATTTTTGAGAAATACTTTATTAAACATTCTTGTATCACTCATTTTATCTGTTGGCTCTACACAATCTAAAACACCATTATGTGCAAATACTGTTTCTGTATTTACATGGAATGGATGACAATTATTAATATCTGTTGTACCTGAAGTTGCGATACGACAATGTATTAATATGTCACTTGTTTTACTGTGTTCTTTTTGTATATCCATAACTCTTGTTACGAATTTTTTACTATCCATAGTTTTGTATACTTTTATTTCATCATTTTCTATGTATGAAACACCAAAACCATGTCCATTATTATTTGTCATATTTTCTAAAGTTGATTGGTTAATTGTACCAACACCTTTAGGAACATTTGCGATAATACACATTACCAGTTACCTCCATTATATCTTTCTATATCATTTATTTCCATATGATCTGGTTGCATTTGGTTATCATCACCATATACCAGCTGCCAACCTAGATTTTTATGTTCTGTATATTTAATCCATTTACGTTCAACTAAATATTTGAACAAGTTGCTATACGTATTTCTATATGCTTTTATCCACAACAAGTAATATTTTAGATTATGCGCTTTATCTCTAGCTATATCTTGATATGTTAGTTGTGATGTATAATGAAACAACGATTGCGCAAATTCTAGATTTTTAAGTAATCTATCTACTTTTAGATTAGATCTAAAATAACGCAATTCTATTGTAGTATTTGATACATTTACTGCACCTCTGTTAGGTGATCGTAATTTATGTTTAGCATATTTAGCAAACTCGTTAGGTTTCTGTAAATAACACCATTGACTATTACTGTCTATTGGTCGTTGTGCAATAGCTGCAATAAATTTAGGATTATCATAATGCATAGATAAAAATGCATAATATTGATATGTATTATTAAACACATCTTTATCTAAATGTATATGTCCTCCACATGGTCCGTAAAATGCTTTACTCCATTCTGATGCAACTTTAAATGACTGAAATAAATAATCTGTTAATTCCAGTCCAGCACGCCAAGCACGTAATGTCATAGGCATAGATACATATTCTAAGTCAACTGTACTATCATGTTTAACTATCCATACTGGCTCAGAGTTTTTAGTTACTGCACCAAAAGCAATATTTAATTCTGCTAAGAATTTGTATGCTTTTACTCTAGGATTTGCTGCTAAGTTAGAAGTATCATTATCTGCATTATCACTATTGCAAAATTCTGTTTCACAAAATGTTTCTAGTTCTACTTCGTGATCCTCATCGTATTCTCTACATTCGTCACATTGTGTGTATCTTGCAGCATTATTACGATAAATAACTTCTATTTCCATACCCATTGGTACATACTGCATTAAGCTAGGTAAACTACTTTTACCTTGTGTTACAGATTTATAATAGTTATTTTCATTCCATTCTTGTTTGCTATACACTATGAACTCACCTGTATCTGGATTAAAATCCAATACATTATACCCAAATGGTTTATGGGTATAAGAGAATGGTTTTATTGTCTGCGTATTTATAGGGTAATGTTGTCCTGATATTGCAGCATTTTGTATATCACCTTGATATGATCTTTGTTGCACTTTATTAGGAACACTACTTTTTGCATACGCGTCTCTCATAGTATTTATTAAACGTTCTAGATTTATTGCCGACAATGTATTTACATTCATAAATCCAGGTATTCTTTTTCTGAAATAGCTATCTACAAATCCTAAATTTAAGTTATGCATTTGTGTACTATTAACAGTTTGCTTTCTACTACCTTTCATTTTTTATCCTCCACTTCCTCTATAATGTTATGTAGTTTTTTATAACCTTTTACAAAGTCCTTATCTGCTATATAGTGATTAGGACTAGCTTTATATAACGCAATTAAGCTATTTGTAGCTAAATCTCTTGTATTCTCGTTATGTTCAACCATGTAATTTGCTAATTCAACATATTTATTATTTGGCATTTTTTTCCTCCATTCTTTCTAATCGTCCAGTAACTATTGCTTTTACGTCTAACAATTGTTCTGTATTTAATTTATCTATTAGTTCTATTATTTCGTATAGCATTTGTTCGCCACCTCCATATTTTTAATTGAATGTTATACACTTTGTATAACATAATATCTGTTAGCCAATTACTTAGTACATAAGCACCGACAAGATAAACTGGAACAGATAACCAGAACATTATTTCTAATTTATTCATAAGCCAACCTGTAAGTTACTAACAAATTCTGGTTGATTTTTAACAGCTAATTGATAACTGTCAAAAATCTCACGATCATCTGCAACTTTTGCACGTCTGGTTGTTACACCGTCAATATAGAAAAAGAAATAATAACCTCTATCTCTTTTATTTTTAAAGTATCTAACTTCTTGTATTGTTAGATGATTGTGCACAATACTCCATACATATTTTGTAGGGTATTTGCGTGGTCCACCAAATTCTGGAAATCGCATAACACGATTACTAACTTGGCGTATAGATGCACCGTCTGGCACATTATATTTACCGCTCATAATTACCTCCATATAATTATTACAATAAGTATACAACGATTGTATACCTACTAACACACAACATTGAAAATGTGTTAGCAGCTATAGTCCGTTCCAAGAGTTATCAACTAGGACAAGCAAGCAAAAAAAATAAAATAAAACTCATAACGCTTAAAAAAAAACTAATCAATTAGTGGTCATGTAGGGGAACATAACCACCAATCGATCTTTTATTTACATTGTATTAGCGCATGTATAACATATTTTATATAGGTCATTTAAACAACCTAGCATTAATGCATCTGTACCACTATGTACAATGTTTTCTGTTGTATTACAAT